GAACTTCCAACATTTGATAGGTAGTTAATCCTCATCATCCTCTAACATGAAGTCTGCCCAATCATATGACTCACGTTTTATATCTCCTTTGTGAACATGACCAGGAGATCTTGATAACAAAGCAGCCATCGCTTGACCAGCTAAGTACCTACGAGAAGTAAGTGCTTTGTTTTTAAGCGGTGGCTTTATCTTTTTTTGCCTGTAACTTTTGGCCTCTTCTTCAAGACTCTTTCTGTTTTTGTTCATTTAGTTTAACTCTCTCTAAGTTACGAAAGTAAGCTTTATTAAAGCCCATCTCCCACTCCCTACCCTGCTTAGTATTTAACTTGTGAGGATTACCTAAGTCACCTTCTCTAAAAGCTTTTATACCTTCTTCGTAAGGTTTCATTTGTGTTTTTCCTCCATTGCCTCTAACATTTTGTTTAGATACCATTCTGCTTTCTCCATATCCTGAACAGGATTACCCTTGTACATATATCTGTGTTGATACTTAATCATATTACCATGACAGTAACCAATGAACTGATCAAGGGTTAGCACCTGTTTAATATAATCAATACACTCTATACCACCACTTAACTTGTAATGTGCTGGACTGTTTACTGGGTCGTATTTCATTTAAACCTCTTTAGGAACTTCAAAACAATAGTATTGTACACCAGAATTAGGTGAAGGTCTAGTGTCCATAAGTCTTTTTTTAAGTGGTGTTGCAAACTGATGGCAAGCAATCTGACTTGTAAAAAAAGTATCGTGACTTTGTAGTACATACTTATTTTCAATAAACATCATAAGCACTAGAACATACATTTTATTTCTCCTACGTTATATCTACCATTTCACAAACATCACCTGTACAGGCCATTGTCTGCATTGATACTGTGTTATCTTCCTTCTCATAATTAGCCAACTCACCCCAAGCAATAGCAGATGGCATAACAGAAAGCAAGTCTTTATATTTAGCCTCATCTACTTCTTGATAAGGTGCTTGTTGATAAGTGTGTTCGTTATAAGGTAAGAAGGATACTCCTGACATCTCATCAAAGTGCTTGTACACAAAAGCACCCACCTCGAACCATTCATCCTTACGTACATTAATTGTCACTGAGGGTTTATGCTCACACCAATGTCGTTGATACACTAACCAAGTCTCAAGTTGTTCAATAGCTGTTATATCTTCAGTCACCACTGCATTTTTCGGAGACTTTATAGGGAAACTAAATACTGTTGTTTGGTCAGGCTTCATAACACAAGGCTCACTAGGGATGCCTTGATCAGTCATGAACTGTGTTAGGGGATCTTTATTATCACCACGCACAGTACGGATATAATAGGGACTATGGCGAGCATGTATGCCACTGGCACTATCCACCAATTGCGATACCGTCCCCGACGGTTTGACACATGTAATTGCAGCAGCAACAGGTATACCAAGACGGTTAGCCCATTCAGCATTAGTAGAAACACAAATCCCACGAAGATGTTCAAGAGTCTTCTCCAAGCCTTTGTTCTTAATAGTCATCAAGGAGTTGTCCATTATCCCTGTAAGTGACACACCCAACAGACGCTCTTCTTCTGTGTTTTTGTTCCACACCTTACGCAAGTATGGAAACTTGGTGTAGGTGGATTGTATAGTTCCCAGAATCGTAGCCAGTTTAACCTTACGTTCCATATCTTCGATAGTGTCTGTTGCACGTACCACAACCTCAGTAAGATTGCAAAACTGATTCGGTCTAAGTATGATCTCACTGCACGGATTAGTCCCGAACTCATAGTTAGGATCACGCCGACTATTCTTTTCAGCTTGCTTCTTACTTGCTTGACGATTGAATACACCACGCTCTCCACTTCCTGACTCTACCAGTGCCATCCACTCACGCATGAAGGATACCGCATCTGGTTTCTCTGTATAACTCACGGAGTTATTAGCTAAGGCACGTTGTGGATCATTCTCCCACCATGCACCTGACTTAGCATGACGCATACGATCGTCAGACAAGTTAGATAAACTAATCATAGCTGATCTACGTACACCACCTACTACAACTACCTCACCAATCTTACACATGATGTCGTGACACTCAATGCTAGATAGCTTGCGGCCTTGTGCATCTTTAAAAACTTTGATAGTAAAGTTAAACAAGTCAACCAAGGGTGCTGGACCTGATGCTCTACCACCGAATGTTTTAAGTCTTGCACCTGCAGGACGAACTAAACCAATATCCCACTGAGGAATTTCACCAGCCCAAAGGAGAGCAAGAACTTGACGGAACGCTTTAGCCCAACCTTCCTTACTATCCTTGACGACGATAGTAGTCTCACTGACGAACAGCTTAGGTACTTCAGGAAGTTTTTGAACAAACTGCCGCTCAACACTGAAGCCAACACCAGTACCACAGAGCAGGATAAACATAGCCTCATCGAAAGACTTAGGATCATCTACGGGTAGGTAGCTGCAGTTGTACATACAGGTGTTATCACGAATAGCAGCTGGACCTGCAGTCATCATGGCTCGCATAGAAGGCATGACCTCTAGACCAAAAATAGATTGAGATATTTCATGTACAGTCTCTGTATCCACTTCAGGTAATTTACTCACGACATTTTCTATATATCGTTGTACTGTTTCGCCCCAAGACTCTCGTCGCCCTTCATCCTCAAGCCACCGTGCATACCGTGAAGTATGGATAAAGGATTGATAGTCTGTTGGTAGGTAGTTGTTCATCTATTATCTCCACTTCCCTTTAGTACACCACGCTGCTCTCTGTCATCTAGCTTTGCCATGTTCATCTCCATAACCTTACGTAGGTTACCCCCGAAGATGTTTGCCAAGGCTACTGTATAAAACAACACATCACCTAACTCTTTTAGTATATCTTCATCACTGAATTTACTCTTGTCACGAAAAAGCTTCTTTACTTTTTCAGATACCTCCCCCGCTTCGCCAGAGAGTCCAAGAGTATTTTCTACTAGACGATCACGCCCTTTAGTAAATACCTTGCCCTCTACAAACTGGCTATAAAAACGGACAGGATCTTTTTCATAGTCTGGACTATTCTGAAACATATCAAAATAGCCAAACGCTTCTAAATCACTCCGATTGATCATCTGAGTCTATATCCCCATCTTTTAAATCCTTAGGTAGTAGCATTTCCGCTAGGATTTGCTGGCGACTTTTCATTAGGGCAGCTTGATACTCAAGCCTATAAATTTCTGAAGATAGCATTTGCACCTCAGAAAAAATCTTATTTTGTTCTTCGTTAAAGTCGTCAGTGTAGACTTCTTTATCATTAATTGTAAGTTTAGCCATATTTATTTACCTCACATTGGTCTATGGTTACATCATCTATGTCGTACAAAGCATCTTCTATTAATCCTTTAAGTACTTCACAGTTATCCCCAGAAATTTCTAGGAAATTAGCATCCTTGTCTACAGTTAAAAATAAGTGAACCTCATAGTTCATTTGTAAACCTCTAGTTATACTGATTCTTGACTGTAGGTCAAGCTATTTAATGTTACTAACTCAGCTTCTTTGTAGGGTATATGAAAGAACTTCTCACCCTTCATGATATATCTACCCTTAGCTTCACGGATAGTGTCATCAGTCATCTGAGATCCTCGTATCTTCCAGCAAGCAGTTAAGTTATTATTGAACACAAAGAAGTTGACATTATGATTATATTTTTTAAGTAGCCGTGCTTTACGATCTGGGATTCTAATCTCAGTCCAATCCTCAGGCCAGTCTTCAGTCCAACCTCGTTTAACTTCTGCTTCACTGTAGTAGGTGATACCCTTTCGGATTGACTCTACATCAGCATAATAATTCTCCTTCACAGAAGAGATCTCATGACCTTGATGCTGTAGTATCTCAATCAGTTTTACTTTGGCGGGGTTGTCAAAGCGATCATATAAGTGTGGTTCAAAAGGCTTTCTAACGGCCATGTTCATTCTCCTAGTGTTCTTCGTCTATTTCAAGCGGCTGGATACTGGTTCTAAAATGTTTCTGCCATTCATGTATCTGCGCAAGGTCTTCAAACCAAAAGTTTACTTCTTCCATCTTACCATCTATCTCCGTTTTACAGACGACAAAATAATTACAACCTTCTGGGAAGTCTTCATCATCAGGTGCCTCGTCTATTGATATTGGCCCTACTGATATATCCCATATTTTCACTGTCATGTTTTCCAATTCCTTAATAAGTCTATGTAGTGATCAAGACCAACCATCACTACCCACGGTTTTCTGTCTGATCTAAAAAACACTACAGGCTCATGCTCAGAATGTCTAGAGGCTTGTTCCATAAAACGATAAACAGTTTTAAGTTCTGCCTTACGCCTCTTCACCTCGACAGATAGAGGTAACTTTTTCCTAGCTGCAGGAGATAGCTGGATGTCAGCCCCTGATTCCCCCATTATAGTAGACTTAATATCATCTGGCTCAAACTCAGGAAAGGCTTCAAGTAGTCTGTCCCTAATCTCTTGCTGACCCAAGCGGCCTTTTTGCTTGGCTTGCCTAGTCATCTACTGTCTCCGCAACTCTTGGTTCTTTCTCGATATGGACAAGGAACTCTGGGCCATAACTGTAAACAAACTTGCGCATGTTAGGCCAGCATAGCTTCTTGTATTCACAGTAGCTACAAGCCATAGACAGCTTCATGTTAGGGCTAGTCTTTGACTGAGGCACTGGCTTGATACGATCCTCAGGTATCTTACCCTTGACCATAGCCACAGCTTCTTTTATCTCAAACTCTTTGGTCTTTAGTTCCTCAGTGAAATCATAAACATCCAAACAAATATGTCCATTCTGTTTATCAATAGCAAGAAAAGCACCATGAGTCTTGTCAGTAACAAGTGGGTCATCCTTACCTGCATAAACATAAGAACTAAGCTGAGATATATAACCAAACGGGTCATCATCACGTAGGTTCCCCTCTTTGAACTTCTTAAATGCATAGGAGCTACAGGACTTTACATCAACAGTCATACCGTCAATCACCGCATCTCTATGCCCCTTGATGCCATGAACATCTAACCTATCCTGTGATCCCTTTAGGTCATGTCCAGCAGCTACTGTCATGCTTAGGATAAGCTCTTCGATCATGTCGCCATAGAAGAACTTGAGTAAAGTGTTAGACTCTAGTTGATCACCCTCATCAGATTTATTAACTTTATACCATAGCTTACGTTTACAAGGAGTTCCAATAGAAGATAAAGATAGATAACCCCGTGGCTCCTGTGGTTTAGAAAACCTTTTGTTGGCAGTGTCGGCAATAGCTTGACCCATCTGGGAGCTAATGCTTTTAGTCCAACCACCTTGGCCTTGTATTACTTGGTACAGATCGTCTACCAATGTCTGTATATTTTTCATAGTTACTCCTTAAGTTGGGGGTGGAAGGGAAAGGAAAGAAAACCAACCACCCCCTAAGTTACATCCTTAGAATAGCACTGAGTCTTCAGTAGCTGCTTCTACAGGCTTCTCTAAGACAGGGGAAGAACTGTCATCGTCCTGTGGTGGGATGTATTCTACATGATCAAGGACAATAACCTTGTCAAGTCGTGTACCTACAATACTTTTCATTCGTGTATCGTAGACTGAGAGGAGTACCTCAACAGTAGAACCGTTACCAATAGTACCATCTATATCGTAGTCCCAAGGAGTACCATCCTGTTTAGTAACTACAGGTGCGCCACTGTCCCAATCACGGCCAGTGTTGTATTTACGAACAAGACGTACCTTCTTACCCCGTCCCTCTGGGTCAGGTGTACCTCGCTTCATTGAACCTGTGGCTGTCAACTTAGCCATGTTCTCGTCATCCAAGATGACATCAATAGTGCAAGCACCATCGCAGTCTTGATAAGCTCCATCAAAGCCTAGTAAGTCACGGTTCTGTGGGAATACTTTTGCCCACTCTGCAGTACCAGTTAGTTTTACTTTACGTGTAGCCATTCGGCCCTCCTATAAGTTTAGTGTACATCACTATATCGTTGACCGTATTGTATGTCTATATCTAAGTCAACATTTAATTTAAGTTCTTTGTTAAGTTTTTCAATAGCCCAAGTCAAAGTTTCACTGTGAACATCTTGATCTCCTTCTTTCACCAGATTGATTGATTCGTCATGGAACTGCCCGATTATATTACCCCTACGTGTACGATAGTAGGCAACCCATTTGTCAAAGCAGTAAGCACCAGTTGATTGGTTGAGTGTAGAGAACACATCTTTCTCGTAGCGTAAGCTGTGCCAGAACTTACTGACAGGATTCTGTACCCACATCTCACCATTTAGTTTACGTATATGTTGAGACTCTGCAAACTTTTTAACTGACCAGTTACGATCCCAGTAAGCCTCAAGCAATGTCTGACACTTCT